AGATGCCGCTTCGCATTGGGGAAGTCGAGCTATCGCAGGAGATCCCATGTTTTGGACTGGCGACGGTTGTTTGAAAACTATTTCGGCCCTATCTGGCCTCCTAGACGATTCGCAAGGCAACAACTATTTTATTACGGTTGTTCCTGACGGCAAGGATGTGCAGGGCACTACCGATCTAGCCACCACTGGCTCAGCCTTTACCAAAAACGACGTTATTTGCATAGGTAATGGTTTTCTTAGCGATTATACGGTGGAAGCAGCTGTAGGGGCTATTCCCACCGCTTCCTGTACTGTAGAAGGTTTTAATATCAAGGTTGATAGCCATTTATCGGGTGCCAATCAAATAGTAAAAAACCAGAGCACCGCTACTGCAGAGGCTATCTATCTTGACGAAGGTGTCCCGGGTGTTTCTTTACAGGGTACCAGCGGTACAAACCGTTATGTCTTTGGGACTGGCGTTGGCAACACAGGAACACAGTACGGATCTGATGGATGGATGGCCCAAGGCACTGCCTTTAATACCACCGGTAATGCGGGCTTTGCGGCTCTGCGGCCCGGCGATTTGACCTTTGAAATGGGTACTTCCGGTTCTTATATTGGCTTCACTGATATGGATGGCGCAGGCGCTGCTCATATCCAAAGCTTCACCATTAACGTGCCACTGTCTCGTACGGTGCTGCAAAAATTAGGTAGTACCTTTGGATACGCTCGTGTGGTAGATCTGCCCGTGGATATCAGTTGTTCGATATCAGCCGTGGTTTCAGAGTTGCAGAATAAGAACTTGATCGCTGAGCTTTGTTCAACTCAAACTCATGATTTCACCCTGACGCTGAAGGATCCAGCCTGTATAACTGCAGGAAACCAAAAGCTGAAATACACGGTGAAAAACGCACGCTTGGACAGCGAAACCTTCACTAACGCCATTGGAGACAACGAAACCGTTGACATGACGTTTACCACCCAAGTAGGTGGAGCAAACGACACCACCAATGGTTTGTTTATGGAGGGAGCTTATCCTCGTTATCGGACGTTACCTTATTGGCCCCTTGGAAAATCTAAGGAAGCTGACGCTGCCTATAAGGGAACCCATCCTACTGCTTGGGTTTAATCCTGTTTTATTAAAAGCAAAAGCTGCCAAGGTTTTCCTTGGCAGCTTTTTTATATCTAAATGTTCTTACCCTCGGTACAAAGCGTAATTGGGATTCCCAGACGTAGTTGCAGCTGCGTCTAAGCCAGCGACTTGCAAAGGGGGGGACCCATATATGTTATATTTGGCAATAAGCATTTCTAGGCGTGATTCTGCGTCATTAGCGAGCCCTCTGTAAGTCTTGGCTATCTCGTTTTTGTTAGTTCGAGTAATCATGGAGTCCCCATCTCTCAGGGTGATAAAATCAACTGAACTATCAATGTTCTGCAGAACGGCGCGAGTCTTCTTTTTATAGTAGTTAACCAGATATAATTGCTTGAATATATCTGACTCTTCAAACTTAAAGGTGCCTGTTGCCTGAAGGGCTGTATCGCCATCAGTTGTTCCGGAGCCGGAAAAAGCAGTATAAAGCTGCGTATTAAGAAGCCCTACATTGTTCTCTAGCCACCCTGAAATTGACGAAAGGGACGCGTAACCTGTATCGCTATCAAATTCATCACGATAAATTCCGGTCGCAACCGTACTAACAAAATAAGGAGTTAACTGCCTGTCTGAATTCCACGCCATATCCTAATTTACACTTAAAACCCCTCGCTTAGAATCTTTTTAGCTTTAGCGTGTGCTGGGTGCTCTGGGTGACATACAGACCTCTGCTGCTGCATGGCTATCGTGCGCTGCCCTTTACTGCCTCGTGTAAACTCTTTTCTAAGCTTATCTTTAAGCTGTGTTTTATTACCACTCGCAAACAAACGAACTTTTCCACATAGGTTCTGCAGATCAGCCAAGGTCATCTCCTTCAGCTGAGCCTCCAAAACATTGATATCGTTTGTCCCAAAATGATTAACATCCTTAACACCCAAGATTTCTTCAACTTCTTGGATTTTTTCTATTGTATCATCCTCTATTTTGCCACTAGAATAGCGCAAGCTATCAAGGGTGGACTGCTTTTTTGCTGTTGATGTTTTCTTAGCGGTACGCTTTTTTGTAGCTGTTTTTTTAGAAGCCACGGCCTTTTTGGTGCTTTTTCTTTTTGCTGCCATATACTATGATAGTATACACAGGATTTTTTCAAAAAAAAACTCCGCCCCAAAACGGGGCGGAGCTGAATTGCTATAGGAAACGCCTGATTACATGATCAAGCCAACCAAGGCGCGGTTATCGAGCACCATGCGACCCTCTTCGAGAGAACCATAGTAACCAATCCGCTGCTGCCTAATGGAGAACTGATCGTCCGCCACCAAGTTGAAATCAGAGCCAGTCTCTGAATCCACTGCCACGGCACGAACGAGCGCGTCGCGGGTACGATCCAAACCAACTATAATTTCCTCTGTGGCTAAGAAGGGACTCGAGGCAGTTCCACCAGTTGCACCAAACGGCTTGTAGTCAGTAGTTCCTGCTACTGTATCAAACACAGTGTTGAACCTCTTGCCCACACCAAGCTCCAGAATCTCCATGATATTAACACCGAAGAACTCGGTTACACCTGCGTTCTTCCATACGCTATCACGAACTGTATCCGTAGCTGGCAGCGCAGTCGAGTTGGCTGCGGTTGCACCAGTCGGCACACTTCGAGTATTCATCGGATTATAAGCGATAGCGCGAATTTGCTCTACCACCTCGGGCGAAACCAGAAGATCTGACAACCCGTGACGAGCGCCACTGGCAGTGCCACCAACCCAAGAACTATTAACTCTCTTGGCTTTGGTAAGCAGCTTATTCAGGTCGTCCATCTGGAAAACATTTGCTTGATATGTCCTGAAAACGTTGCGATTTTCAGCTGTCCAAGCGTTATTACCGTTTGTAGCCTCAGCGAGAGCTGTCATCAACAAGTTAGAGGAAGTCCTCTCCTGTTTCAACAGAATCTCTTGAGCGACACGTGTAAACGTTTTACCAATCACGTCCAACCGTGAGCGAGAAGCGTACTTCCGATCGAAAGCAATAGCGCTATCGAGCGTATAGGTAGTAAACTTCAACTCAGAAGCAGTTGGTTGTATGGTATTGGTGGGGAGACCCCCAGCCACCGATTGACTATAAACCTGCAAATAATCCTCATCGAAAATGTCGTAATACAGATCCAATGGGAGTGAAGGGTTATCGTCAGCGTTGTACTGAAGCGGCGTAAACAAGTTGCTGATTGTAGGAGCGTTATTAATAACCTCCGACACAACAGGACCAATAAACTCCGCTAGGGCAACCTGCGCACTATAGGCAGTATCTCTATTTTTCGACCCCATCGCCTGAATTAGTTCCACTTGATCGGGTGTTCTTTTTAATGTAATTTTCATTATATTATAATTCCTTTACGTTAGTCTATTAATTACCATGAGCCTGCCACGAAGCAGCAGCATCAAGTTGCACCATTGCATAACCAGCTGTACCTGTACCAGCGAAATAGTCCGCCTGACCGTTTTGAGAGGTTCTTTCGCCTGTAGCGATAATCTGCCCAACTATCCGATAAGCCGTACCGTCGTCGCCGTGATCCACATTTGCTGGAGTAACACCCACCATTTGACCGTCATTAGAACTGTCGATGACAGCCAAATTACCGGGAACGGTTGTAGTGTTATTTCCAAACGCAGAGAACGTAGATGTCGCACCGCCTGCCGCAAAGGTAAACAAACCTTTAGTTGCGACTGGAACAGCCTGACCGCTCAAAACGGCTTGTAACTCGTCTTTCTTAACCGGATTGTAGAGCAGCTTTTCGCCGTTCTCATCATTGTTGATGGTCTGATTAAGCGTAACGCCTAATACCGGAACTCCGGTTGTAGCAGCGGCCACTCGTAAAGGGGTTGTAGGGTACTTGTCGGCTCCTAAGAAAGGATAATCCGTCTTACCAAGATAACTAGAGGAAGATGCGAACTCAATCACGTCTTTACTTATACTACCTCCTGCTACCCCGCCGGCACCGGCACCTACTAACACTTTTACGATGACACCCGCACTACCGTTTCCGTCGGTTGATGGATTATCATCAACAGTTTGATTGGCATACATATTGATCACATTGTGATCGCTATACTGCCTGAATGGGAATAATCTTAATGCCATAATACTTTAATATGTTACTGAAACTGTTTCTGGGTTGAAAGCCTTGACGAACTTGTCCCGCAGGGACTCTTCCTTCGAAGAGGCTTCGTTGTTGTTAACGATCACGGGCTCAGCGGGAACTTCAACGTTCTCCACCAAATCCTCTACCGTTGCTTCCTCCTTGACCGTGGCTTTCGCCTGATCAAGATCGGCCAATCGCTTCTGGAGCTCTTCCTCTAGCTTTGTCTGGAAAACAGTTTCCTGCTCTTCCTTGTAAGCTTTGCTTTTATGCTTGAGGATAACCTCTAGTTTTTGCTGATAGCTTTCAAAAGCAGCCTCAGAAGAATCAAGTACAACCACTTCCTTAGCGAGAACAACGCGGTCGCTGTCTTCTAGGTCGTATGCTGAATCGATTGTTTCCATTCTGCTATTGAATAACTCCTCTGCTCTAGCAGCAGCGATAGAACCCTCAAGGGAAGAGATTTTCTCTTGAGCCTCGTCGAGTTGCTTTCTAAAATCCTCGATATTGGCCGTGGCTTCTTTAGCTCGGGTTATCGCATCCGCCTTCTCATTATTGGCGGCCTCTTTCTCTAGCTTCCACTCAGCATCCTTCTCACGGATTTTATCCATAATGACGGTTGCCATGCTTGCCACAGACTCTTGCGAAAACTCGGACTTTTTGCCTAACCTTGAATCAAGAATCCTTTCGAACTCTGTAGTTAATTCTTTTGTGTCCATAGTTTTAAAACTCTTATCATTTTTTACATTAAATTCTTCGTTTTGGGAAATTTTTAAAATATTATTTTTAATTTTTTCCTCGAATTTAGCCACTGTTTCGGGGTCCTCAGCGTCCTCAGCCATTTCTAGAGCCCCATTCTCTTTAACGGTAACGCCTTGTACATCTGCGGCCGGTTTGGTGGTAAAGCCAATGCCCAAGGGGAAAACCTCCCCTGCCACTAAACGATAAACAGGGGTCCCATCTTCCATTGCACCCCCTCCGTCAAAGGCTTTCAGGTATTTTTCAAATTCTTTGATTTTAACGGGATCTGTAATAATTTCCGCTTCGTTTAGGTTCTGAGAGCCAACCGCAATACTATATTCGTTAAAACCAAGCTCCCAGCTCGCTGCTATTTTATTGTAATTTGGATCTCCCGGATCGCTGGCCTTTAACAACAAATCTGCAAACTCTGGGTGAACGGTCTTATAGATGACCGCTGCCAACGAAATATAGAAAGGATCCGTTTTACTCTCAAGCCTATCTGTGTTTAAGATTTTTTCATTATCCATATCAGTAAACGCAGCATTTACTATATGGCCCACCACTTTTTGTTTTTTGTGTTCGATATTAGTGGGCTTGTGAACGAAATAATCAATCAAGCTTTTCGCTGTAGTGGAATCAATCCCATCTCCGTTTCTATTGAATCTATTAACAATAGCGGCATTAAAGGCGGCTCCAATCAAATCAATATTACGATCTAAATCAATACCTTTTGGGATCAAGGGCTTCAGGTTCTCCAACGAAGCCACGCTAATACTTAAATCATTTTCTAAATCATCTGTAGCAAAAACCTCAAAATCAAACTGGGTTTTAAACTTATAGGGTTCACTCATACTGTGTATGTTACACTTTTTTAATCTTTTGGTGAATTTTTACTGCTATGATATAAAATAGCTGACGCATATTCATCCAACAAATGCTCCACGCTGATATCTGCTACCTTCGCTAGCGTTTTCAGTTCCAATAGTTTTTTATTGTCTTTCAGGCAGTTTACAGCTGTTTTTTTCCAATTTGGTCTTTCGCAGGCAGAAACTACGAGCTCGCAAATTTTCTCTAAAACGTCCTTTTGGGTTTTGTTCAAGCGCTTCTTATCGAAAACTTTTTTAGCTTCCACGGTAATATCTGAGTGAAGTTTTGCCGTTGCGTCGATAACCTCCTTGATGGCATCTATTGAATATGTGATTTTAGCATTAGTTTTGGAACCTAAGGGACGACCGGGGGCCTTGGGCGTTTTGCTAGTTTTATCCAACATCTTCATGCTCTCAGGGTGTTTGATCTCCTCAAGCTTCACCTCTCCGGGCTCCTCAAAAACAGGAACTCCACCCACCATAGGATTATACCAACCCTTTTTTCTGTCCTCCAAGAATTTCTCTTGAGCACTTTCAAGCTCTTGCTCCGAAGGGAAGACTCCGGTATCAATAACCTTCATTCCTTCCTCAGGAGGCAAAATACCGAGCTCCATCATGCGCGTAATTACACGCTGTACTTGGTTTTCATCCTTCATGTCGATATCTTGAACCTTGGCTGTAGGCGCACCCCTAAAACCAAAATTCTTACATATCTGATTAATCTCAGGTTGAAGGAATTCATTCAAAAAAGCTTCGCGTGATTCACGCAGTCTCTGCAAAAATAATTGCGCCTTGATAGTGGCATTAGCAAATTTCTCTTCACCTAGTATAACATTTTGAAGGCCTTCTTTGATGTCTCTATTTACAACATCATATTTTGAGGGCCCAATAACCTTTTCTAGGTCAGGGATGATAAACTCTGCTTTGGTGGTATAGTCGCTCACTAGCACACGACCCACACTCTGGTTGGTGAACAAAGACTGCATCGCGTGCAGGTTACGCGGGTTAATCCCTCCCTTGTCCGGGGTGGTCCCCATTGTGATCATCAAAACAACATTTTCTACGGTACGGCAAATAGCTTGGTCAATTTTTTTCATTTCAAGCTTAAAGTTTATGTCATCCAAGACGGCAAACCCGAAAGGTACCCCAAAGGGTTCATAATCTTGCTTTTTGTAAAAAGAGTACCTCAGTTTGGTAGGGTCTAAATCAACGCTGATGCCCGTTGTCGTCCACGAGTCTTGTTTAATTCTCTTTTTGATATTGGGCGCAAGGGCCTCATAAAGTTCACGGTCTGCATCGTTTTTAGGGTTTTTCAACCTTTCTATCTCGTACTCGCTCAAAACTTTAGCAAAGAAACGAATGTCAAAAGAAGTAGCTCGCTTGGCAACTACATCGTAAGGGTTTAACAAAATATATTTAATAGGAATTTTATTGGTGTCGGCCACAAGTCCCAAGTTTCTAATCTTAGCAAAATCGTCTACATTAAACTTGCCCTCAACCGTATACAAGAAGATGTTGCCGCTCCGGTAATACTCCCTAAAGAATTGGTCCTGCAGGTGCCAAATACCAATTTTTTTAAACCACGACTTAATAAAACGCCTAGATTTTTCGCTGCCCCCATCCAAATAAACAGGAGAATTGGCAAAGTCAGCCATCATGTCAATAGAATTTCTAAAAATAGCCACGTTTACATAAGCCTTCTGACACAACTCAATAGCCTCCCTTACATTAACCCCATCAAAACCATAATGGTAAGGCAACATTCCCGCACGAATATTACTATACCCATAAAGTTTAGGGTTAATAGCTATTTGGTTGCGACGAAAGTCCGTTGAAGAGGTGGCGCCGCTCCTAGAATAGGTTGCCGCTTCAGAGGTGTGATCGTAAAAGGAATCCCCTATGAGTTGCGGTTCCCACTTAGACTCGCTCCCAAGACTTTCGTAAGGATTGTTAGGGTATTGAAAGTTTTTTTCGAATTTTTTCCAATAATCGGAACGCTTCGTATATTTTCTTCTGGCCATGTTAAATTTTACACTGAATTGATTAAAAGTTACTTTCTAAAGTCAAAAAGTTAGGTTATGAACATCGGTTCAAACGTTTCTATTATATCTGATTTAGGTTGTTTTTTCGAGTCAAAATAGATTTTTGTCATCCAGTTAGCTAACAGCAAAGCTGAATAAGAATCTTTGCGCGCTTTATCCGGACCTGTTTGGCGCCTTAAATTGCTAGGCAAATCAAAGGTTTGTGTGCCTTGGGCGGTAGTAGTAATTTGTATTAGGGCACATTCATTTTTTGTTAAATTAATCATATCTGCTTGGTGCTCTATAAAGTCTATCATTTTAGTCCCCTTATTTTGCTTATTTTCCTCCTTTAGTTTTAAAAATTTCAATTCGTCTATAGGGATCATTTTGTTTTTTTGGGTGGTATAACTATCATCAATTGCCTGACTGGCAAAAAGTAGCCGTCTGTGGTCAAGGTGGGCTTGTAATAACTCATTAGCTTGTCGAATCCAATGGCTTGTAGGTTTACGCAAAATCACATGCTTGTAGTCTCCTTTATTATATTGCTGTTTGTACCGGCGTAGATCCTGCTGATACTCCTCAGGTTTATCAAAGGGTGCCTCAATCAACTTTAATTTAATATCTTTTCGTTTGAAGGTTTCGCTTTCGTTGCATGCCTGTAAAAACTGAACCCCCCCATTGTAGTCACCACATATGGCGACAATATTAAAATTCTCCAAACAAAATAAAAAATATCTCATGTGATGTTTTAAAGATGTTCCAGCCAAAGCGTAACTATGAACTAGAGTTGCTTTTTGTTGCTCTTCATCTAGTTTTAATATTTGTATTGCAAAATCATCAGAGCTTTCTGTTTGAGACCATGACGGGTCAAACGCTAAAATGTATTGAGAATCCACGCTACCTTTCACCTCTATAGACGGGAACTCTCCGTCTGGTACGGTACAAAGGGCCATCTTACTTGTCTTAAAATACCCCGCGCTATCATCTGTGAAAGTGGCTCCAAATTCTCTCTCGAACTGAGATTGGCTCATCGTCGATTTAGCTTGGTTGAGCAAATTTTGATCGTATAGTTGCTCGGGGGCGCAATCATATGAAAAGTGCATAATGCATCTAGACGCGCTATCCTTCTGCTCTTCACGCATAATATTGAATTCAAATTGCTGATACACTTTATAAAGATATTCAAATTTATAAGAAGCCGACGAAAGCGCAATTAATTTGTTGCCGGGCCATATATGCCTTTCCTTTTCCTCCATGCGACCCTCCTCGATCAGTTGGGTTTCGAGTTTATCCAAATCATCACGCTGTGTTGGGTTGGTAACTACAGACAAAAAGGGAATAATAACTTCATTGTAAATTCTTTCGGGCATCAGCGCAAACTCGTCAATAATAATTCTATGAAAACGAAACCCCCGAAGTTTTTCACCGTCCCCCAACGGCAAAGCTCGAATGCGGCTCGTACCAATTTCCATTAACCACTCATCGTTACTTTTAGAAACCTTGGTAATGCACTGTTTAAAGAAATAGGCGTCTGGGTGCATAGAAATATCTTCAATTTTCTTAAAAATCATTTTGGCTTGGCGAAAAGATTTTGACAAAATACCAATTTCCACACCTTGGTTCAAAATAGCATCTAGTGCAGCAAAAATACCCGTTGTAAACGACTTTGACATCCCACGCGACCACACCCCAAGAAAATAATCGGTCTCAAACATCCCCTTCACAGCCATATGCTGAAACGGAAATAATTTTATTCCCATCAAAAGTTCGGTCGCAAACGTAATATTATTTCTAAGAAACTCATATAACGCAAGCTTTGCTTCATGCTCTTCAAGAAAACCCTCCATTTTTGCCAATTCGCCATTAGAGCGAAATCGGTGAGGAGGTCTACGCTGCGTTCCTTCTATCCAGCTCATGATCTAAAAAATATTGCATGTCCGTGCTCCAGACTTCTTTGCCCTTATAAAGCAGCCTAGGAATAATTTCCTCTGAGATTCGTCGACTTCCACTAAATAAAAACTGACAATGCCCTTGAAACTTATAACTTAAATCTCTAACCCTCTTCAAAATGAAATCGATATTTGCGGCACGCTTAAACGCTCTGCTGGCCTTGATCATTTTTTGCGGAGTTGATTCTATAACTACAAATAGATAAGAATCTAATTCCTTAACCCGCTGAAGCTCTCTTTGAAAACGCTCATAGTTTTGATTGCTTAGGGTAGCATGCAGATCAGAACCTGACTTGCGGTCTACATAAGTATAAGAATAATGGTCGCCAAAAAGAGTATAATCCCCAACATCTAACTTATGAGCCTCAGTCTGAAAAGAAAAACTAAGAGGGGACTGCTCTCGGGTATCGATAGCAACTCTTAGATCCTCAGGCAACGTAAAAGTAAAAAAATTCTTAGGTAACCTATCTCCGTACAAAGGACGTAGGCCAACTTTTTTAACAGCTTCATTATAACTACCAAATATTTTCCTATAAGTATCTATATCTGGCAAAAAACAACTTTTGGTTTCTAGGTGAAAAGGAGCATAAGATCTTTCTTTTTTGAGTTGTCTTTTTTCCATCAATGACAAAATGTATTTTCCCACCTCTGAAGAAGGGGCGCTTTTGCACCATTTCCTAAGCTGCTGCTTGGTGGAGAAGTCCCTCTCGAAATACTCTTCAAATTTTTTAAACGGCAACGGTTCTCCTGTTAATTTATTTTGGCGAGGATAATGGAGAGTGTAATATTCCGCCAATGAAAGCCCGTGTTGTTTGAGATGCTTATGTAGGGAGCTTCGCCCCTCAAACTCTTTTTTGCATTCAGCGCAACGAAATATTTTTTTGCAGACTCTTTCCATTATATTACCTCTCGTTTGCTAATACCTAAAACTCGAGACTTCCAATCAACCATTTCCTCTAGCTTATCTGATTCTTTTTTAACTAATGTTTTTTGCATGTCTGCCATTTTAATCATTAATTTTCTCTCATCTTCTTCTTGGAATAACTGTACTAATGACAATACAGACGCATTTCTTTGTTGTTGGTTAGATATTCTTTTTGCTCTTTCTCCGTTTAGCTTTGCAATCATTTTATCTATTCTGTTTGTGCATTGATTATATTCTTCAGATTTGGTTTTAAGCATTTCCGTCAAGCGCATGGTTAAATCATTTTGAGCCTCCGTATCGTCGAACATTAAATTGAGTTTTTGTTTTTGTTGCTCAATTTCCTTAAGATTAATATAGTCCATACACACATTAATATATAAATTTAATTCGTCTGCGGTTAAATCAGGTTTGTCCCACGTAGACCTGATATATTCTGATTCTAAAAGCTCGCGATTTTGTTTTGTAGGATAGGCATTGATGACCTGTATAAACCTAGGGGCGGAAAGATAGGTCAACAATCTTTCAAGGCACTTTCTGTCTGCAACGCTGATCTTTTCAATTTCAAATTCCTTGAAGACAACCTTATTAACCTTCTTGATAACCGTAGTCATAATCTTAGGAGGAGCATAACGATCTCCCGTTATCTCATCTCGCAGATTAGTCATATTGGGAAATTCTTTATTAACAAAATCAGACAGCGCGATAAATTTTGCGCTCTCATAAAAGCCTCTATGGTTGGTTTCTTCGGTCCACAGCAATTGCGCAATCTCTCTTTTTGTCATTTCCGCGCAATAGTGCCTGTGCACAAAATCCTTTTCATTCTCTTGTAGAAAATACTTGCTGCTTTTCTTTTTGACCTTAGTACGGTACTCAAAACCCTTTTCCACCCAAAATTTTCTTAAGGTGCGCCCTCTAATAGTGCTCCCTTTTTCGTTTGGATCGTCAAATAACTTTTTGGCGGCTTCATTCAAATCTCCATCTAGTTCTTTGAAGAGCTCAACCGCCCTCTCTTTTTCCTTCTTGGATAAAGTATATTTATTCATAAAAAATATCCTCTTTTCTAATAATTTTCTTTGCTATATTTTTGTATTGATTTTTTAAATTTTTAATTTGCTTATAGCCCGCCTTTCTGCCCTTTTCGTTGCTCTTGTATCCTAATATCTTTGCCACCTCTTCTTCGCTGATACCATCTATAAAAAGCATCTTGTAAACCAAATAATGTTTGGCGGTTAGTGTACGTTTGATTTTAACATGAAGAGTATTGGTGGCCCTGCTAATGTCGAAATGATCTTCAGGGTTGGTGTTTTTTGTATAAGCGTGAAATTCAAGGGAAAGAGGCATTTTTATATCATATGCATTTTTTTTAGTTTTTTCCCACTTAGCAAACAAATCACACTCGTTACACTGAAGTCCGCTGGGGGTGAAGGCGCACAAATTAGCAATCTGCCCCGCTCCTTGTTCTGCAGATTGATTGTATTCACAATTTAGACAAGGTCGGGCAAAATTAGAATAATGGTTTCGTAAAATATTTTTTAACTGATTGGAAATGATTTTGTTCACCCACGGTTCCAGTGGGCGCGACTGGTCCCATAAAGCCCATTTTTTAAAAATATGGGCCCTAATAATTTGGGCTACATCATCAAAATCAAACCAAGCAATGGCATGTAGGTGCCACTTGTAATATCTTTTACGAATCTCATTATCTATTATATCAGCCCGGTCTTCGTACGTGGCATCTTTTTTATCCTCCATCCTTGAGCACCTGAGATTTCTGTCGTGGCGCACATTCTGCCATAGACTGGGTGAGAAACTCTTCTTTCGTAAGGGTTTTAGAAGGGGCTGCTGGGTCTCGGGGAGTAATATCTGTAGGGTTCATAGGGTTATTTAACAACTCTCCTAAGGTAGTTTTTTGGTTTTCCATCTCTATTGAATAATCTA